GCTCTGATTCGACCAGCCTTAAAATCTGCAATTATTTGCTCACGTTCTTTTTTCGGCGTTTCTCCCAGCACGCACTCAGCCGCCACCCCATGCTGGCGCAGGACTTCGGCAACGTGCTGCGCGTGCTTGACTCCTGTGCAAAACACCAGCCATGCCTTGCGCTCACCGGCCAATGTAACGACCTCCTGCACCACGGCCTGATTCTTGTCATCCGTATCAACAGCGGCCTGCAACTCGGACTCAATGAACTCACCGCCACGCTTCTTCACACCAGTCACATCCAGCTTGGCCTTGGTGATCTTGCTCCGCAGGGTGGCAAGGTAGCCCTTAAACACCAGCTCCTCGATGCTGACCGGCTCGATCAGATCGTCGAACAGGGCAGGCTCATCGGTGATCAGGCCATGCCCAAGACGATATGGCGTGGCAGTCAGGCCAATAACCCGCAGGTGCGGATTGATGGCCTTCAACTCGCCCAACAGCTTGCGGTAGCCACCCTCATCCTTGTGGTTGACCAGGTGGCACTCGTCGATGATCACCAGATCGACATGGCCAAGCTGCTTTGCCTTGTTTCGCACTGACTGGATACCGGCAAAAGTAATCGGCTCACCCAAGTCCTTGCGGCCAATGCTGGCGCTGTAGATGCCAAGCGGCGCACCCGGCCAGTGCTGGCGCATTTTCTCAGCGTTCTGCTCAATCAATTCCTTCACATGAGTCAGCATCAGCACAACGGTTTCGGGCCAGTTCTGGATGGCATCCTTGCACAGCGCAGCGACGATGTGGCTCTTGCCTGAGCCTGTAGGCAGCACCAGACAGGGATTGCCAGCGTTGCCAGCCTCAAACCAGACGTAGAGCTGGTCTATGGTGCGTTGTTGGTATTCACGGAGCATTACCCCACCACCCTACCGTCAAATTCATTCCGCAACTCAGCAACAAACGGATCACCGCCAGCACAAGCAGCAGGGTTGGCAAGCAATTCCTTGCTGGTGTAAACATTCGCGTCACCCTCGCCGTTGGCCAGATCGACCCCATTGATTTCATAGATGGCCGTCCACTCATCCGGCCCATCCTTGCGTTTCCACGGCACCAAATCAGGGTGCAGGACGTGAGATTCACAGCCTTCTTTCTGTGTATCCCACGGAATCACAGCATCCCATCTGGCGCAGTGCCACGTCGAATCCTGCAATGCCGTAGCATGGGCGCAGGTGCGGCAGTTCACGTGTTTTGTGGTCTTGGATTCGTGGCAGAAGTCGTGGGCGTAGCAGAATTTGCATTGATACCAGGATGGGTCTGAACTGATCGGCTCCGGCATCCGGTCAGCCAGGGCAATGCGTTTGCCGCGCTCGATGGCCTTGGTTGCCACAGCCTTGTCGAACTTCACTCGCTCAGTGTGGATGCGGTCATCGTCTTTGCAGACGGTCAGATACAGGGCGCGGTCGATCTTCGTTCCAGACATATAAACCTGCATCTGGACGTAATGCTCTGGCTTGGACTTCTCCACCCCATCCTTGACCAAGGAATCAAATGCTTTCTTTGATGCAGTCTTAAACTCGGCAATGTGCTTTGACTTGGGCGCTTCCGGCACGCCAGAGTCGATGATGGCATCGAGGCTCCCAGACACATGGCTCCCGAAGTCCACCCGATGTTGGCTCGACACCTTCCGAACATCCATCCCGATGGCACGCAGGTCGTTGATAATATTAACTTCCTCCTCGCGGCCCCGGCGGAACAGGCGGAGAATGCGCCCCGGAAAGCTAGGCTGCACCGCCCAGCGGAACGACAGCCACAGCCAGCGGTCGCAGGGGTGACCAAGTTGACTGCAACCCATGTGACCCCTAGATGGCTCTGATTTAGCCTCATGTGCGGCATCAATTAGAGCTTGAATGTCTTTAGTTGATTTTGGTATGGCAGTCATAGCGTTATTGCCTTTGCCTCTTTCTTGGCTTTCTTTATTTCTTTAAATCGTTGATAGGCAGCACTTTTAGGTTGTGTTTGCCCAAGTCCTTTGCACCAATAATCATTTCGCAAAATGCTTTTTGCCATCCTTCTCCAACTTGGAGCCCACTGCTTTGCCTCAAGTTGAGGAGGGGCTTGATCTGGTATCACGTTGTATCCGCGCCTATGCCACCCAACAATAAATTTCCGAAAACGTGCGGCGTAGTGATCACGTGTTTTTGGTGGCAAAGTTTTTAAAAGCATATTTGAAAATGTTTGCCATGTATGTCCTGGAGGCAATGTAACTTTGTCGTATCCGTTGATGTTTCCTGTTTCATTGATGTAAAGAGACCCACTGTTTGCGCCATTAACACGCGCAACTAATTTGAACCATGTGTCTGGCTCTAAAATGTGATAAAGCCACAAGCCTTTGCGCTGGTCATCTCCAAATGGTTGGCACAACCGTTGGTCAGAAAGTGGAACTCCCGCCATTTGCATTTTGTCGTATACGTGGTTATGTGGTTTATCAGGATGCACCGCATGAAATCTCCAAATATCTTCTGTCAACCAGTCGTATATTGGATATACGTTGTAAACATCTTCAATTGTCTTTGTAGTCCACCTCCATCCTTGCAGCATTAGGTCTTTTTTCTCCCATGTTGCAATAGCGCAATATCTATGCAGGCTTTCTTGCGCTCTAATTCCAATAAATCCGGCTGTCTTTTTTCCATCCCCATACCATCTTCCAAACATAACAATGAATTCTTCAAACTCTATGCCATCTTCCATATCGTCCATGATAAACGGATAGTCAGTTACACCTTTGGCAAAATCTGGCTTTTGTCTTATCCAGTCTGCTTCTCTTGTTGTATCCCATGCTATCCATTGAGGTTCGTAATTTGTTAGTGCATTGCGCAAACGCATCGGAACGCAAATCCAATGAGGGTCAATGTAGTCTTGATATAAATCAAACATTTCAAGTGTGTGCTTGATGGTGTCAGCGTATTGGGCCTCCATGTCAATGTACATAACGCCAACTCTTACATTGCGGCGCATGGCTTCTTCCATGACAAGGTGAAACATAACGCTGCTGTCTTTTCCGCCAGAAAACGCAATGTAAATGCGCTCTACTTCATCAAAAGTCTGACGAATTCGCTTTCGAGATTCTTCTAATACAGTAGTTTTAAGATAGCGTTTAGAGCCCATTAGTAAATCTCTGCTTGTCTGTTTGGGTTTGCTTCTTCCATAGTCAGTTCTGGCCGACCGTTTCGGCGCATCCAATCGTTCAGGGCACGCAATGCAGCTTGATCGGCAGCTAATTGTTGTTCATCAGTAAGCAAAGCATAACCGCCACGAAACTCTGATGAAATTCCTTTGGTAATGCACAAAGAAGCTTGCCCAAGCCACGCTATACGGTTCATTGCCGAGTTTGTTAAGTAATGTTCGCAAGAATGTTTCCACTCAGAAATAACACGCGCCAACGCCTCTTCAAACTCTGGAATGTTTAACAACACATCACGATACAATTTTTTGCACTCATCAGCGCTTATGCCTTTGGGAGGCTTAGATTCATAAAATCCTGCGGCATTGCATTCCCATTTGTCGAATGTGTGAAATATCCGATCTTCGTCATCTGTATTTGCAGTGCGCACTTCAACCTCAATATCTCGGTAATCTTCTAAATTTCCAGAAATATCGGCAAAATCTTCTGGACTTAGGCTCCCTTCTGGTTCCCAGGCATTTGAAAACTCTTGCCCTGAGAAAATATCGGAAAGTCCGCTTATCTGGCACAAACGCAAAACTTCATCTTTGTCCATGCCAAGTTCTTTACAGATTCGATCATCCGTCCAGTTGCGACGTTTAAGCTCAATCACCATGTCTGACATGGCTTCAACTTTGTGTTTTCCTCTGGCTCTGTTATGACGAACTGTAGAAGCCATTCGGCTTGCTTTATCAGTTTGTGATGCGCGAATTTGCACAACAGGAAGATAGCCATGCACGCGCAACTGAATGTCTGAGCATTCCTTACCAACACGATGACGGTGGAATCCGTCAATAACCTCCCTCTGGCCGTCGTGTTCCATCGTCACAATTGGTTGTGTGTAGCCATCTGCGTCAATTGACAATCGCAAAAGCTCCATTTCTGGCGGTGCAACACTGTTCGGGTTGTAGTCGTTAGAGTGAATAAATCCGTTTTTTACCCAAAGCACACAATCAACAGGCTCTGACTTAAATGGACTAATTTCATGTAAAGCAAGTTTGATGCTATTGATTTTCTCAATCTTTTCGTCGCAAGGTAATTTATCAAGTGTTTCAATAAAAGAAAAAATATTATCAATTTCTGTTTTCATAATTTGAATTCTTTTTGATTGTTTAAATCCAGCCCCTTGCAGGGCTGGATATTTTCTTTACTTCTTAGCCCAAGGCGGTGCGGCCTTGGCAGGCGCTGCTGCAGGTGCAGGTGCCTTTGAAGCGACCTTGGCAGGGATTACCGCCGCAGCAGGTGCCGGACTGCCGGAGGCAGACTTAAAGCCTTTGACCTCGTTCCCGGCCCCATACTGCTCGTCCTGCTTAACTTCTAGCTTGATGACGAGCTCACCGCCGATCAGTTGATCAGTGTCGGTCACCTTGGCCAGCCCGATGGCTCGCATGATGTCACCCAACTGCTGTCTCCCGATTTCCTCGGCTTTCGGGTTCTTATTCTTGATGTTCAAGTTCCCAAACACCACCCGGCCCTGGTGCGTGGGGCCAGTGATGTCGTAGCGCAGCTTGATGTATTGACCGTTCCCGGCCTTCGTGTCTTTGAGTTCACTTTGCGAGATGGTGGCGGAATACCAGCCAGCCGGCAGCGGCTCAAAGTTACCATTGCCTTGCGGCAGTTCATCGACGTTAAATTCTTCAGTTAAAAAAGCCATGATATTTATTCCTTGAAAGTAATTTTAAAAGACGGGCGGCCAGGCTTGGCCGTGATTGCAGCAGCTAAAGGGCGGGTGATTGATTCGTCGGATGCCTTCCAAATCGCCATGTTGATCTCAGGCTTCCACCTGAAAAGGTTAGGAAGGTGATCTAACAATCCGGCTTCAGTGGCCAACTCTTGGAGCTTCACCGAATCAACTTTTCGGTCGATACGGCCAGAGACTTTGACCACAAAGCCTTCCGGCTTGGCGGTCTCGGTGCTCTCAAAGTCTGGCGGAATCGCCAGCAGCTTGACCATCTGATCTTCAACCTTGCGGCGATCTGCCGTGGCCTTTTCCTCGGCGTATTTAAAGACCAGCCACTCGGCACTCAGGGTTTTAAGGTCGCTCATGCTTTTGCCGCAATCTTGGCAATGATGGCACCCAGATCAGGCGCTTCCCAGGCTTCCAGCTTGCCCGACCGATCTTTGGCCAGCCACAGCCCGTCAGAGTCACACATCAAAGCGCGTTGGGTCGTGCCTTCGGCATCCTTCTCAACCCGCAGCGCCAAGACTTCATCGAAAAAGTAGGGCAAGCCTTGGGTCAGGCTTTTGCCCGGCATTCCAGGGTTGTAGAGAATTCTCCCCATTTCGTCGGCTGACTTTTCCAGCTTGGCGGTCATAAAAACGTGCTTGCCGGGCAGGTCGCGGAAGGCGCGGATCAAGTCCTGCATCGTGGTGTTCATCTCACCATATGCTGCCCGCCCGTCTTTCTGGCGTTTCAGTTCTTCGTGCAGCACCACCTCGGCCACTTCGGAAATACTGTCCAGCACCACAGATTCAAAGCCCGTGGCCTCCTTGCCTTCCTTGCACCATGAGAATGCCTCCCGCAGATCGTCCATGCTGCCGATTTCCAGATAAGGTAAATTAGCATCCTGGATGGACAACAAACCACCCTCG